AATCTCTTTATGCTCTTCTCCATACTTAGCATATTCCAGACCGAACAATGCGTTCAGGCCGGGGAGCAGCTCTTTAAGTATCTGTGCACGTGAAATTGCCATGTGATATTCTCCTTATACGCCAGTTGCGTTTTGATACTGGTGCATGCCCCAGTTGAACTTAACGAGCAGTTCGACATAAGTGTCTGCGGCTGATGCAGTCTCTACAACCACGTCGATGACGCGCATTGGCAGAGTGTTAGTGGTGGCTGCTGAAGTCGAAAGCACGGCGACCTTCGAGTTTCCAGACTGGGTCGAACCCGCGTTTTGCACGAGTGACATGTTGTTACCTACAACAGTGCGACCTACGCCAGCAATTACAGTTGTGCCAGACACAACGGCAACTTTATAAAGCTGGTCAGGATCGTCTGCTACATAGGCGACAATGTCGGATGCTGCAGTGTTCGCTGGGAAGAACTGGCTGTACAACTCATAGCCCAAGTTAGGGTCAGTGTACTTGCAACCAAGAAATACACCCACGGGTGTAGCGGTTACAGTGCCAGCGTCTTTTACGAGCGTGCCGTCAGTAGTCAACTTCACAAGGTCTCCGTTAAGGAGGTTTGTGTTGTAACCTGAAGCAATAGGAATTTGACGAGTCGCGCCCGCAAATACCCGCCCGCCGATCAAGTTGACCGGTTTCAGGCCATAAGGCCCGCTTACAGTAGGATAAGCCATTTTAAGCTCCTTTTAGTTTCCGTTACCAAAAGTAACCCGCGTCTTCCGTTCATTAAACAGAGGCATACGAGGGTCATTTTCTCTCATAAGGTTGTTATCCACGGAGTTCATTTGGGCCTTGGCTTGTCCCGAGTAGTACTCGTTCCGCTCTTCGACCATCTCGCGTGGTGCCTTGCACAGCATCAAACCACCGATAACGATGTTGTCCTTGAAGCGCTCTTGCTCAATAGAAACCATCATAATCTCCGGGTGATCCGTTGCCTTTACAGGCGTCCAACCTTCTCTCAGTTTGGAAGAAACGTTGGTGGCGTCTACATGGCCTTGCGTACTCACGCGGACCCAGTGATAATCGTATCCAGCTTCAGGAGTCGGTGACGGAAGTAATTCCGGGCGAACCCATGCCTTTTTACGGGTAGTGCGGTCGCGAGTATCAAGCTCGCGGTTAATGCGATTATCAGCCATTTTGTTTCCTCATATCTATTGCAACCTGTTTGGCGTATTGTTCGGGTGTCAGCCCCAACTTCCGAGCGATTTGGACTTGAGTGCGTGTCAACGTCACTTTTCTAGGTGCCGTGCTCCGCGTTGCGGGCGCTACCACCTGAGTCTTCTTCCGCTTCGGTTCGGCATCCTCGAAATTATCGGGGAAAACCTGACGCATACGAGAATCAATCGTCTCGTAGTATTCATCACTCTGCGGGCTTACGCCCTGTTTGACGAGTTTATTGTGCAACCCCAGCGCTAGACTCGTCATCTCGTCGTCTGCGCCGAACCATTCGTTGGTTTTCTGCCAATTAGTGGCCCGTTCATCGACTCGTACTGCCGGGGCGGGTTGTTCTGCTACTACGTTTACAGGCGTTTCTTCCTCCTGTAAAGATGGTAGTTTGAAGTTTGCTAACCTATCGGACTTAATCTTAGCATTGGTTAGCTTTTCTTGTGCGTCCAGTACTGCATCGGAGTCACCCGCCTCGTACGCTTCTTTGTACGCGCGTTTCGCCGCGGCTGATTCAATCTCGGCGTTCTTCTTCGCCTGATCGAGCAGTGCTGCTTGGTTCTTGTTGACGTTACCCTTGAGCTTCTTGTTCTCTTCTACAAGTTGTTGGGCAACGCGCTCGAGCTCCTGACGTCCACGCAGGGCTTCTTCTTTAGCCCGACGCTCGTCGTGGTAGCCCTTGCTGAAGTGCTGGATGCGCTTGCGCACCTTGTCGGAGTAGTGCTCCAGCTCTTCATCTGTGACGTCTGTGGGGGGCTCTGAGGCCTTACGGCCCCGGTCTGCCTTGGGGGTGTCGTCAACGATCTCCAACTCAACGTCGTCGTCTTCATCGTCATCGGTGACGGTCTCAGTCTCGGTGAAGTCCGCTTTGGTCTTCTTACCGGTGACGTCGATCTCCACCGCACTTGTTCCCTCGACATCCAACTTGTTGTCTTCGTCTTCGGGGAACTCAAATTCTACTTTTTGAAAAGCCATGTTTATGCCCTCTGAATGCCGGTTGGGTCAGCCACTACCGCCTCTACTGAGTCATCGTTCATAAGCCGATACTCAATACCACCGATGGTGAAACGTGTTCCAGAGTTCATGCGGAACATCACAAAGTCGCCTTCTTTACACCAAGCTCCGTCTGGGAACCGGTCTTTGTCGGCGTATGCACCGCTACCCATATCAACAACCAAACCAATAATAGACATGATGTGGTCCTGTGACTTAGCGGTTTCCGTCTTCAAAACAGACGAACCCTCAAAAGTCTCTTTGGGCTGTGGTAGAGCCACGAGGATGCGGTATCCTACGGGCTTGGGTAGTTGTAGTTCCAGTTCAGCGTCGCTGATTTTAACTGTTTCTTCAGTCATCATCGTCATCCATATAGTTCTTCGCAAGGTCTTCCACGTAGTTAATGCCAGCTTCGAGACCTCGAATTAAGCCAACAACTTCCTTGTACTGGGCGAAGTCTTTTGCTCCACCACCCCCAAGAAATTCCAGTGCAGAGGACTTATCGCCCTCGATTTTGTCCTTCAGCACGTCAAAGACGGTTTTAGCCATGGTATTCTATCGCTCCCCGTTTGGCTTACGAGTGTTCTGCGCCTGCATCATCCGGGCCGCTTCAAGCGTCATTTTATCCCGGTTTGCGCGGCTGGACTGTTCCAGCTGAACACCCTTTACTTCAGCTTCAATCGCCAATTCTGCTTGGTCAATCTTCAGCTTCTCTGCTTCCAGCATCGCGTTAGCGGCTTCTTTAGCCTTGCGTAGCTGGAGTTCTTCGTTCTGCAGTACCGCATCCGCCTGATCTTTCTGGGCTTTGCGCTGCTGCTCGGCTTGTTTGATCTGCAATTCAGCCTGTTTCATCTGAATGATCGGGTCTTGCTGCTGTTCTTGGGCCTTCTGCTGTGCGGCCTGCTGCTGGTTAGCCTGTGTGAGCTGTTTACTTGCATCGGCAACCAGTCGTGACAGCTGTACTTCGATGTCTTCAGGCAACTGTTCGTTCGGAGCAGGTAGTGACACACCCAGTTTCTCTTCGATCTTCTGGCGATAAGAGAACCCGAGGTGCTCGGCGATATGCGCCTGCAGCGAGGCCATGATCTGTTTAGCCTGTGGGTTCTGTCCGATCATCTGCGCCATCATCGGGTCTTGCATGAACGACGTGTGCGTAGCGATGTGCGCCTCGTGATCTTGGTAAATGAACGCCTTTACCGGCTTACCAATGAGCACGTCCATGTTCTCGCTGATCGGGTCCGTCGGCTTCGCGTCGTCCTTGGTCGGAACAAGTTTGTCCGCGTTCTTCACACCCAGCACCTCGATCATCTGGCGGTGGAGCTGTGGCAGGTCATAAATCTGCGGAGCCTGTGCGGACATCTGCAGCACGGTCTGATACTGCACAACCCGCTGCGCCATAGTGGAGTTATTAGGGTCGCTGACAGGGATCACGTCCACCATCATGTAGTCAGCCCGCTTGGCGCTCACTTCGCCTCTCAGGGGCTGGTACGTGTACTCTGCGGGGGCATACTCAGCCATGATAGCCTTGAGTAGCTTGAACTCCTGCTTCATCGCGTAGTGTACGCGTGCTTGCACCGCAGCCATAGGCTTCAGTGTGCGCTCCAGCAGAGCCAGTGTCGTGCCCACAGGGGCGTTTGCAGACATGTCAGAGATGTTCATGTCGCTGATCGCGCCCAACCTACGACCCTCAGACGTGATCTGGTTCAGGAGCGCTAGGAGCGTCTGTGAGGGCTCTTTATAGGGTAGAGGCATGATGTTGTCCCGGATCGACCCGGAAGGCACGTCTACGTCCTTAAATTCGCCCGGTTCGATGGGTGTGTCGTCCCCTTTGATCCGCAACCCACGTGATTTCAAGCCACCCGGCAGGTTCGAGAGCGTACCAGCGTCAACAAGCTGACGAATCAGCGACGTACCCGCACGGGCGTAGCCACCAATGATGTGGATCAAGCCAAGGCCGTAGA